GGTATTTTAGCGCACAAGAAGCCCTTGAACTTGGCGTAATTGACGAAATCCTGTAAGGAGATAGAATAGAATGGAAGAAAAAGAAATCCAGATGAATGAACTTGAAGTTAACGAAGACGATTGCGGTTGCGGGGTTGGAGTTTCAAATGCCGAAGAATTGGCAATGATGATGACCGTTCCTCTTTGTAAAGATTGTTTGGAAGATTGTTGCTATGACGTTGATCGGTTTCAAGCAGGAGTGGCTGAATATTCAAATGTTGCCGGTAAGATTACTGCGTTGCTAAATGCCGGACTGACTCCTGAACTTGCTTTGGGATATATCGTTAATATGGAAACGGCAATCATGACAAAAGAAATGAATATTGAAATGGCAAAACATGGCGCAATTGCCAAAGATAAATCAGAAATGTAAGAATGAAATGTCCGTTTTATTTTAATGAAATGTTTCGCCGCGCCTCATGGCTTCATAATGTGGTTGAAAAGGATGACAAATCTTGCGGAAGCGAATGCCGATTTCGTCACGGTCAGTGATTGTGCATTGCACTTAAATCATAAATGCACACTATTTTATAAAAGCCGGTGAACCCCTACCGTGAGTGAGGAACCAAAATAGATGGAGAGTTCCTGCCAGTAAATGGGAGCCATAACAAAGAAGATTTGCTTGTAGGACGCAAGCAAGTAAATCAAAAGAAAGTTCAGCAACTGCTTATGTCGTAGAACGCGACAATAAATAAAGTTCAATCGAAGACAAAGATGAGCGTCACGTGTGGGCGCTCTGTATATGGTTCGCTCGTTTAAAGGTAGGACACGAGATTTTCATTCTCGTAAACGTGGGTTCGATTCCCCGGCGAATCACCAAGCGGTTCTGCCATGTGTAGATATCGTAATGGAGTCGTTTATGACGGGCCTTGACAAGCCTTGTGATTGTGATGCTTGCATACGCGCCTTCCAAGCGTTGTGGAGAGGGTTGAAATCCCTCACGAGGCTCCATTAAAATCAAAATTTCATTGTATGAATCTGAGGATGGCATTTGCTGTCCTCTTTTTATTTAGAATAGAAAGGGAGTGAATCATTTGCCGAAGAGAAGCCTGAATCGAAGAACGACACAGACAGCGGTTACATCGAAGCCGAAGCAACCAAAGCCGGAAACGGTTCAGAAAGAACAGTCGGCGTCTGAACTTGAAATAGTTAGACAAGACGTAATCAAGATGGTTGGATATGATGTTTTTGGAAGCGCAACAAAAGATGACCAAAAATATTTATATAATGATTTGATTTCATATTTAGACGAAGAAACACTTGAAGATAGTTTCAAATTGTCGGTTGTAATTCAGATTGTTCAAAACAATAATCAGATTCGGAAAATCGATGATGCAATTTCAAACGGCGACTTAAAAACAGATCCAAAATTGATTCGTGATTTATCTGAGATAAAACAAAAGATTGTTTCAAACAATGATAAGTTAGCGAAGGAAAATGCGATTTCTGTAAAGAATCGTGGAGATAAGTCTGCCGGGCGGTCAACTTTAACATATATGCTCAAACAGTATAGAGAGTTAAATTTTGACGATGCAGAAGTTGATTATTATGATCAATTAAAAGCATATGGCATGAAGGTTTGCGCAGATGTTTCAAATAAAAGTTTGCTCGATCAACTTAGTTTTGACGAAAATGATTATATTGACATAATTAATACGCAAAGAGAATTGGTTCAAGAACACTCGGAAAGAATCGCGGATTTAGAGGAAGAAAATAGAATTCTTCATAAGAAAATTCAAGAACTTGAACTACAGCAAAAAGAAGTGGGTGATTAAATGGCTAGAAATAAGATGGTTTTAAGCACCCGCAAATATAGGTTATACGAGCAAAACGCAAGGCTTATTAAGTTTTTAAGAAGAAATCCGGTGATGGCGTGTGAAATTCTTCTTGGAATAAAGTTGCTTGACTATCAAAAATATATTCTTAATCAAAGTTGGAATGCTCCATACTCATTATGGTGCTGTTCGAGAAATAGCGGGAAAAGTTTTTTGGGCAGTATTTTGATACTTTTGAAGGCTCTTTTGTATGAAAATCAGGCTATTTATATTATTTCGTCAGTTGGTTCTCAGGCACAAGAAACATTTTCAAAAATAGAAGAAATAATTCTGAGGATAGGGAAAACGTCAAGTTCGATTGCTTCATTAAAAGATATTGCCGCAGGAGAAACAGTAAAGTCTCCGGCATGTCGAACTGGGTTTGTTCATGCTCAAACTGGATTCAGAGTTGAGTTTTATAATGGAAGCGAAATAATGACACTAAACGGGAATCCAGACAATAACCGCTCAAAAAGATCAACTTTAGTTTTTTTTGATGAGGCGGGGTTTTCATCTGATGAATTAATTTCAATTTCAGAAGCCTTTGCAACACAGGATTCAAACTTTATTACGTCTACCAGCCAAGATTTTAATGTTAAAACATTACGTAAAAAATGTCCGACACAACTTATTTATGCTTCTTCTGCAAGCGATGTTGATACTACCTTTTGGCGGAAATATAAAGATTTTGCTAAAAGAATGATTGCGGGAGATACCCGATATTTTGCCTGTGATATTCCATGTGATATTCCGATAGAACCAATTATGGACGGAGAACCACATCCCCCATTATTGCAGAAATCAAAAGTTGACTCTGCGATGAGAGCAAATAAAGAAAAAGCATTGCGTGAATATTATAATAAATTTCAAAAGGATTTTGGCGAAAATCAAGTTGTGAAATGGAGCATGATTCGTAGAAATGAAACATTGCTTTTGCCGGAACTTGAAGCACTTCCGGGATGTAAATATGCAATTGCGTTTGATCCCGCACGTTCTATGGACAATAGTATTCTTGGTGTAATGAGAATTATAGAAGATAAAAATATTGGGTTTTATGGGGAGATTGTCAACTGTACGAATTTTGTTGAAATCGGTAATAAAAAAGGCTATAAAATGTCTTCTCCAGAACAAATTAAGGCATTAAAAGAGTCTATCGTTGCTTATAATGGGCATGCTCCTGATTATCAAAATATTTATGTTGTTTTAATTGATAGCGGGGCTGGTGGTGGCGGCATTTCTGCGTATGCAGACAATATGCTTGATCAGTGGACTGATAAAAAAGGACTCAGCCATAAAGGATTTTTGGATACAACATATGAAGCATATGCCGAATATGGCCCTAAATATCCTCATGCAAGTGATGTGTTAAAATTGATTGTTCCACAGAGGATGAGAACAGTCATGTTTGATGAACTGGTTGAATTAATGCAACTTGATCTTATTAAGTTTACAAAAGAATACGATGGACGTGGATTTATTCCTATTCAAGAAGAAAAAGATGGCGTTGTTACAATAAAAAATCGGCCTCTTTCTATTGAAGAAGAAGTTGCCTTGATGAATATTGATCTTATGAAAACAGAAATAACTTCAATATTCAAATTTGAAAATCCAGAAAAAACTTCAAAGAGGTATGCTTTACCAAAAGACAAGGAAAGGCAAATGCATGACGATCGCGCGTTCGTGCTGGCAATGCTTGGGCATTACTTATATCAAATGAGACATGATGATGTCTTAAAAAGAAGTGGCAAACAACGAGTCGTTAACTGGATGGACTTCGTTATGTATTAGAAAGGAGGCGAATTGATTGGATGAACAAAAAAAGAAGCCAGTATTAGAAGACTTTTGCATACCTCGGGCATACGCCAAAAGCGCAATATTCCCATTATGGCAATCATCTTCTCGTACCTCCACTTCTTATACGAACGAACAAATCACAAATTTGCTCAAAGACCCATACGCAAGTTATAAAAAACTACGTGACGTGTCAAACTGGCTTTTTGCGAATAGCCCATCATACGGGAACATAGTCGATTATCTATCACACTTGCTTTCGTTTGATTATGTCGTTTATCCGGCAGAAGTCAAAAAAAATAAGACTACAATAAAAGACAGATTTCAAGAGGCGGCGAAACTGATTCGCGATGCTTCTGTCAAAGAAATCTATCCTGAAATGCTAAAGCGCACGATTGTCAATGGTTCAACATATTGGTATGACTTGGGCGACAAAACAAACACGATTTACGTTGAAATTGATTCTTCCATATGTCAACTTGCGATGGTTGACGATGATAATATTTGGCGTTTTTACATTGACTTAGCGTTAATTAAAACTGATCAGTATTATGAGATGCCGGAAGAAATCAGAAACGCTTATGATGATTGGGTTAATGGTGGCCGGAAAAAGAATAAAGAAGAACGTGAAATTGAAGGCACGAAGATCGTAATTCAATCGAATCTTTATCTTGTTGGGAAACGTGGGTTTTGCTTAACTTCCCATATTGAAAAGATGCGAAACGACTATCCGTTG